CACACTCCACGCGGCGCGAGGGGCCTCGGGCGACGGCACGGCTCACCGGCTGGTTGGTGCCTAGGGGCACTCCATGGGGCGACGGCGGATTATTGAGACAGTTTTAACGGGTTGTCCAGCGCTGTCGCCGTTTTAACGCATACGGCGGGCGCAGATATAACCTTTGCCGGTCAACAGGCCAGATCCACCCAGTGTCGTCTGTCCGACGAGGTAGACGGTCAGCGGCGTCGCCGCGTTGGAGCGGCAGGTTCCGGTCATGAGAACCTGACGTTGGCCGGTGGTGAGCGCGGAGGTGGCGAACATGTTCAGCACACCGACGCCGGTCATCAGGTCGGTGTCGGTCGGCAGAGCGTCGGTGTGGGTGCTGACGGCGGCGGCGATGGCGTTGGGACTGACGCCAGCGGCGGGACGGAAGTCGATGGTGCCCCAGATTTCCCAGTCGCCTGGGGTGAGGGCGAGCGAGCAGACCGTCTTTGGGGTATTGGTCGGCAACGTCAGGCCGGTGGCGTTGCTGACGACGTGATACTCGCCGATCGCGCCGGCGGGGGCCTCGGAGCCATCGGTGATGCCCACGGTTCCGTTTCCTCCGGTTGGTGGTGGCCCGCTTTCGATGTCGATATGGTCGGCGCACCAGTCGCCGGCCTTCACCACCGGGTGGCGCATCGCGAGGTTATTGTCGGTGAGGTTGGGATGCCGGCGACAGATGAGGGCGCCATCGGCGCGGGCGGTGGAACACCAGCAGTTGCCACAGTTCTCGGTCATCGCGCGCCGCCGTTCATCGCCGCCCGGCGCGCCGCGATCAGGGCCGCCCCACTGCGGGCATCGGGGCGGGCCTGGAACGCCTCGGTGGCGGCGGCGATACGCTCCGAAGGCGCGGGCGGCGGGGCCACACCACGCGGGGGGACAGAGGATGACGGTGGCGCGGAGGTCTTCGCGCCCTCCACCCAGCGATCGAACATCGCCGCCTTCATCATGGTCTTGAGATGATGCGGGGACGCGAGACCGCGTAGTTCGTCACGACTGAAACCACCCTTGGACGTGGCCCACTCGACGATCTGCTGTTGCGCCTCCAGCCGCTGTTGGGGGTCGGCCCAGAACGGCAGCTCCTTCGCCAGTTGCTCATTGGCGGCGGCGACCTGCTGCTCCAGCGCCCGCTGCTGGGCGGCGCTCTGGAGGTTATTGAGACTGAACAGCCGCTGCTGCTCGGCCAGGGCGTGCTCATACTGGGCACGCTCGCGCAGATATTGCTGCTGATTGGTCTCGATAAGAGCGGGATCAGGTGGCTGGGGCGGGTTTTGCACCATTTCCTGAAGGCGCATCAGCTCCGGCTGGATATGCGGCAGCACCTCGGCCAGCGCCCGTTGCTGCGCCTCCAGTTGTTGGCGCTGTTGCGCCAGTTCCTGGGTTTTCCGGGTGTAATCGGTCGATTTCAGCACCGCTTCGCGTAATTCGGTCTGGGAATAGTGTTTTCCGTCGATTTCGAGAGCGGAAAGGGCGTTTTGGGGCGTCTGAGGCTGAGATTGTGGTTGTTCCTGGGATGGCGGGGCCGTTGGAGGCACGCCAAGAGCCTTTTCCATCGCGCTGAGCGGCGAAGGAGCCGGTGTTGGCGTGGGCGGGGCGGTCGGAGGTGGTGTTTTCGCCAGTTCCGCCGCCGGTGGGCGCCTTTCGGGGGTTTGAGCGGGCGGCGGAGGCGGCGCGCCTTCGCGCCGCTGGCGCGACAGCAGGCGCGCCGCCTCGGAGACGGAGATCGGCGGTTTATCGTTCGCCGGCGGCGATACACCGGAATCGGTCGAGGGGGCCGCCGGGGCAGCGTTGGGGGCTGGTGTGGAGGCGGGCGTGGAAGAAGGAGTTGGGGCGGAGGAGGGGGTGGAAGTGGATTCAGACATGGTTATTCAGCCGCGCTAGCGCGGTCCTCCTGGATGCAGGGACAAAAGGTAGCGCGACGCGATGGCGTTCAGGTCTTCCAGCGCCTTCCGCTCCTCGGGACCGTAAGGGTTGGTCCCCCTGGCCCGGGGGTCGTCTTTACTTCGACCGAACATCCACAACGCGCGGGCGCGCTCGAAATCAGCCGCCGGCCCGCGTCCGCGCTCGGGGTCGCCCATCGCCGACGCCATGATGTATCGCGTCACATATTCTTCGTCTTTCGGCAGTTTCGCCCAGAGTTCCGGCGGCACGACATTGGCCTGGCGCAGCTTTTCCAGGCCGCGGTGAACCGACTCGTGGACGAGGTTCGAGGGATACGCCGCGTTCGAGTAGATGCCGTCGGTTTTTGGCGAATAAGAGCCGACGACAGAGGCGTCGGGACCGCTTTCGGTATCAAGGTTCGTGGTGCGCGGCTGATAACCGAGAGCGGCTATGGGTGAGCGGTTGATGGCGAGTTGCGCCGCCTCGTAGGCATCCGCCGTGGCGGGCGTGCCCTGGGAAGGCCGTCCGAAGCGAGGGTCGGCCACGACCGCCGGGGACAGGCCCTCGGCGGGGATGCCAAGAAGATTGGCCGCCCGGCCGCTGGTGTAAGCCTCGTTGCCGGAGCCGTAAGAGGCGTCGCTTTGGCGGGCATTGGTGATATCGGAGGGGTCGGGATAACGCGCCATGGGTGGAGCCAGAGTGGTCTCCGTCGCGGGTGGGCCGCCAATACCCAGCAGACCCGCGATACCCGAAAGCCAGCCTCGGTTCCGCTCCTCGGTGTGATCGGTGACCGCCTGATATACCTGACCAAGAGGGTCTGGGTTCGGTTGCTGTTCGGACAGATCAAGCAGAGAGGCCAAGGCTTACTCCATGCTCTGGGCGTGTTGGGTCGCCGCCGCGTCCGCCTCGGGGGCCTCGGCGTCGGCCTGGAGTTCCTCCCAGACCCGTTTGATCGCCAGGATCAACTGACGGTTTGCCTCGCGTTGGGTGGCGTCGTCGAGGAAGACCGCGTTCCTGGTCGCGTCCTCGGCGATACGGTCCAGCAGGGCGTTGAAGTGCGGATCGGCGATGAAACGTTTCGCCGCCTCGCACTGGATGAGGCGTTCGGCGGAGAGTGTCATGTTTCGAGAGCCCCCAGTGCCTTCAGGCAAAGGCAGCAGCGCCGCCGCGTTGTCGCCGGCCTGACCGTTAAACGCGAAGCCTTACGCGAGAAATACCCGCAGGATGAACCGTATCGGTCCTCGGGAAGCCAGTGCGCCTGGCGCGGTTTCTCCAGGCGAACGAACCAGCCGGATTCAAGCGGTGTCATCGGTAACCGCTGAACAAGAAGAAGATGAGGATCAGCAGCAGGATCGCGCCGATGCCGATACCGGGGCCGTAATACCCGCCATAGTTGGAATGCGCCCAGTAGCCGCCACCGAGGCCGCCGAAGAGCAGCAGCAGGATGAGGATGAGGAGGACGAGGTTCATGGGTTGCCTCCTGGGTTTGGCAGGGGTGGGCCGCCAGGACCGTTGAGCGGGAACTGAGACGCGCGGGCGGTGAGAGTGCCATATGCGCTCGGCATCCGGCCCGTCGCCAGGGACTGACGGATGGCATTGGCGGCGGCCGGGTCGATGGGACCGGGGGGCGGGGCCATGGGGTGCTGTTGAGGTGGAGGCATCATGGGGGGACGCGGGCCAGCCATCAGAGATCCTTGTGGCTGGCCCTGCCCCCTCGGCGTTTGCTGGGGAGCGGGGGCAACCGCTCCCACCGCCGGGGGCTGGGGGCTGGTGGGCGGCGGGAGATCCGACAGCAGTCCGACCGCCGGGGCGTTGCTTTTCATTGCTTGTTTGAACTCGTCGAGGGAGGGGACGACGATGTTGGATGTCGCGCCCGCCACCCACGCCTTCACCCAGGCATCGAGGGCGGATTTGTCCCGCTCGCGGTCGTCCTCGAGAAGGAGAGAGGCGCGTTTGGTCTGCTGATCCGCCCGGGTGTTCTCGATGTCGGCATTGGTCTTCTTGTTCTGCACGTCGGCGAGGATGAGGTCGGTATTGGGCGGCGGAGGCGGGGTGGGAGGAGGGGCGAAGTCGGGCGGCAGGGCTTTGAAGTAAGAGCTGATATCGGCGATGTTCACCGTCTCCAGCATGCGGGCGAGCGTGTTGCGATACTCCGGCAGGCCGGCGAGGGGGTTGGAAAGGCCCCCTTGCTGGATCAGTTGCTCCTGCTTCTGGGCGATGGCGCTGAGCATCTGCAGCCGTTCCTGGGGCATGCCTTTCCCGCCCACGTTGACCGCCGTCTCCCATTGGGTGGCGAGCGCGCGCGGGTCGATGGGTATCCATTGTTGACGGATACGAATGACGTTGGGACGGTCCTGCTGGCGCGCCAGCATCTTCAGGAGGCCCTTGTAGAGCGGGGCCAGCCCGGTCTCGGCCAGCGTGCGGGCCACCATGTCGAGACGGTCCTGGGCGGCGGAGGATTGCTGGGACACGGCGATTGGGGCGGTGCTCTGGAGTTCATCGACGGTCAGGCCAGACGAGGCCCGCGTGATGCCGGTTCTGCTTTCGCGGATCGTTTCGAGAACCTGCATGATCGGCAGGGCTTCTTTCCCCATGAAGGGCTTCGTTAGCTCTTGCACGGCGCCCTGTTGCGCCACGCGGATGATGCTGCCGATCGCGGTCTGGCGGGTGTCGGCGAGATTGGCCTGACCCACGACGACGGTCGTGCGGGGGAACATGGACTGACCAAGAGAGTCCAGCACGCCACGCATGACGCGGGATTCGACCCGTTGCAGGTCCATGACCATGTCAGCCTGGCTCTGGCCGATGACCCTGCCCGGCTCGCGATAGGGGGTGAAGCAGCTTAAGGGGATTTCATCGACCCGCTCCCACATGACGAGGTTTTGTGATGATCCGAGGAGATGGACGTGCAGCAGCTCCGAGACGTTGTCGCCATCGGCGTCGCACCTGATCCAGCCCTCGGCGTGGCGCACGATCGACTGGGATTTATCATTGGGCGGGGCGCCCGCGATGTTGTGGCCCTGGGCGTTGGACCGCGCGATCAGTTCCGTCCGCCGCCTTCCGCCGTCGCCACGTCCCGAGGCGATATTGGCGAGGATCTTGTCCTCGGGGAGGCCCGCCTCGATCAGGTCGGAGACGGTAGAGTCCTGGACGATGAAGAGGGCCGGGGCCTGTTCGACGGACGCGGCGGAGGGATCGATCCAGACGCTCTCGGTGAGGACGTGGGAGACCCGGGGCCATGCCTGGGTGGCGCTCCGGGTGACCGTGGCGCTCCAGTATTCGGCGGGAGCCCCCTGGGAGAGGTAGAGTTGGCCTTCGGGGGTTTTGGCGAGGGCCTGGGATTCCGCCGGGGTCATCGGGCGTCTGACGATGCGGGACGCCTCGATGCCGGGCTCGGACAGCAGCATTTGCAGTTGGGGGAGAAGGAGGCCGGCGGCGACCTCGGTGCGGGTGTGTTTCGAGGAGCCCCAGTGCCACCGCACCCAGCCCGCCTTGCGGGTCAGGGCGTCGAGGAGACAGTCATGGAGGACGGTCCAACCAGGATTGGCGGTGAACAACGCCCAGCGCGCGTAGTCCGTCGCCTGCCTGGCGAGGGATGTGGCGATCTGGTCGTCCGTCCCGACACCGGAAGGGGTGTCCGAGGAGAGCGGCTGGAAAGAGACCGGATCCTCGACGCCGGTGAAGATACGCAGGAGAGAGGGCAGCGTCTGGCGGATGGTGTCGCGCACGACGGTCATCGTCAGCTTCGAGCGGCCATCTTCCAGCGGTCCATCGGGCAGGCCGGCGTAGTAATTGGAGGCGGTGACCCGCTCGCGGGACAGGTAAGTGTCATAGTTCTGGGCGGTTTTGTAATAGAAACGGGCGACGGCGTTGATTTCCACGTCCGTCTTGCCGAGACGCTCGAAGACGATCTCCTGGGACCAGGGTGAGGCGGTGGGGCGTTGGGTGGGGCGCAGGCCGGCGGCGTATTTACGGAGGCCGGAAGGGAGAGACTGGTCGCTGTCGGGCGGATCGCCGTCGTGCTTCG